ACATGAACAAGCTTATCTAGAAGTTGGAGAACGAATAGGTCAATTGGTATTAAATAAAGTAGAACAAATTGAATGGGAACAAGTATTGATGTTAGATGATACTAAAAGAGGTTCTGGTGGATTTGGTAGCACAGGAAAAAAATAAAATATGTTTGGAGTAACAGAAAATACATTGTGGGTTGAAGCATTTCGACCTGATACATTAGATGGATACATTGGAAATGAACACATTATTGAAAAAGTTCGTATATTCATTGAAAATGGAGATATTCCTCATTTATTATTTTATGGATCAGCAGGAACAGGTAAAACTACACTATCAAAAATCATTGCAAATTCAGTAGATGCTGATTTAATGTATATTAATGCATCAGATGAAAATTCAGTTGATGCGGTTAGAGATAAAATTAAAAGATATGCAAGTACAGTTGGATTCAAAAGATGGAAGATCGTGATATTAGACGAAGCAGATTATTTAACACCGAATGCTCAAGCAGCTCTTCGTAACTTAATGGAAACTTATAGTAAAACTACAAGATTTATATTAACTTGTAATTATGTAGAAAAAATTATAGATCCAATACAAAGTAGGTGTCAAACATTTGCAATAACACCTCCTAGCAAAACAGATGTAGCAAAGCGGTTAGTAGAGGTATTAAATAAAAAAGAAATTAAATACGCTGTACAAGATATAGCAGCAATTATTAATTCAAGTTATCCAGATATTAGGAGAGCAATTAACAGCGCACAAAGTCATGTAGTTAAAGGCAAGTTGATATTAGATAAAAATAGTGTGGTACAGGCTAATTATATGACAGAGGTATTAGAAATATTAAAAAAAACAAAAGCTAAGAAAGAAGCTTTTAGAAATATAAGACAAATTATTGCAGATAGTAAAGTAAGAGATTTTACTCCATTATATACATTTCTTTATGATAATTTAGATGAATTTGCAGTCGGTAGATTTGCACCAGCTATATTAATTATTGCAGAGTCACAATATACAGATTCACACGTTGTTGATAAAGAAATAAATATAATGGCAATGTTTGTAAAATTAATAAACGAATTATAAAAGGAAAATATGAATAATTTAAATCAAAATATCAAACCATCTGATTTACATCCTATAACGTGTGAAGAATGTGGAGGAATGTATTTTAGACAAGTAATGGCAATTAATAAAGTATCTAAATTTTTAACAGGACAAGACAAAGATACTATCGTTCCAGTTCCTACATTTAGATGTGATGATTGTGGATCTATACCAGAAGAATTTCGTCCGGTAATTCCATCTACAAACTCAAAAGAATAATGGCAGCATCATATCCAAAAGTACCGGTAGTATTAGTATTTAAAACCTCAAATAGGTCAAATGCTCGTACTAAAATGAAAGTGTATAAAAATAAAAATGTTGATGCGGTTAACGAAAAGAAATTACCCGGAGTTCCTGAAAAATCAGTATTTTTAGAATTAGGAGTAGGAGAAGGATTTGTTAATACATGGAAACAAAAATATAATATATAAAAATGGCAGATAAAAAAAGTGCAACTATTTTTGACTTTATTGATGGAATGACTCATAAAAAGAAAGAATGGCATTCTTATACTGATATAGACCATAAAAAGTTTTCACCATTTATAGTGAATCGTTGGCTTTCTATGAGAATGGAATTAATTGATATAATTAATGAGTTACAGAAGTATACAATTGGGTTATTATCACCCAGGGACACTTATCGGCTCTATCACGGCTTTTTACCAGCCCAGAGAACCTTCGCCAAATACATAAAAGGCAAAAAGGAAGATAAGTTTAATAAACAATTAGTTTCAATAATTGCAAACCATTATCAAGTTAGTAAATTCGAAGCAATCGATTATATTGATTTATTAGATAAAGATAGTTGTGCCGATCTGCTTACATTATACGGTCATACACCGGCTGAAAAAAAGAAATTATTAAAAGGTGTGAAATAATTTGGAAATTTGTCAAAAATTTCTTATATTATAAAAGCGAATGAATAGGTTATTAACATTAATATTAATATTATCATCAACCATTTCATATGCTCAGACGTATAGTAAATATAGGATAGTTGCTCATAGTAATCCTGTTTATTTAGGAACTGATACATTTCCCACAGTAGTAGTATCATTTTCAAATACAATAGAAATTCAAGACCCATATACATTATATATTCCAACTGTTTTTAGTCCAGATGGTGATAATACTAATGATATTTTTTATGTTAAAGGAAATGGGTTTGATGAATTAAGTTTTGAAATTTACAATAGATGGGGACAACAAGTATTCCAATCAGACGATCTTAATAAAGGATGGGATGGAAATTATCAAAATCAGCCATCGCCAATAGGAACATATGTTTACCAACTTAAGATAGAAGGATTGATAACAAAATCAGGAACAATAACTTTAATAAGATGAGTAGAAAAGAAAAAATACAAAAATATTTAAGATTTACAAGAATTAAAAGAGCATGTACAGCTCGTGTAATAAGTATTTTAATTACAATTTCAGTCGGGTGGTTTCTTACAGGCGATTTTAAATTAGGTTTAAGTTTAGGAGCAATTGATACTGTAATTAAATTATTTATATATTATGGTCATGAAACCGTATGGGAACAAAAAATGACTAAGGATATTAAAAAAATTAAAATGAGTTATAAAAAAGCTAGAACAAAATGAGTTATATACCAACGATACCAATAAAGGATTTGACAGAAGTTAAATTCGAAGATCTCGGATATACAATATTCGCTAATTTAAGAGAAAAATTGGAGCATGCTTGTGAAGATGGAAATATTAACAAAAACAAACATGCAATTACATTTGTAACTGATAACGGTTGGATGAAAGTGTATTCAACAATCTGGATGGTAGGAAAGAAATATGTGTTATTAAGGGAAAATCTTTTCATACCAATTGATTCAATAGTAGATATAGTCTAATGTTACAAAAATTAGTAGATATATATGGATCTCCATTATACGTATATGATAAATATATGTTTAGGCGTAAATACCATTCATTAGAGCATTCTTTTGATGTAAAAAATCTCCAAATCAAATATGCAGTTAAAGCCAATTCTAATATTAACATATTAAAAATATTTAAAAAATTGGGCGGTGGTTTAGATACTGTTTCATTAGAAGAAATTAAATTGGGAGAATATGCAGGTTTTAATCCGAAAGATATTATTTTTACACCAAATGGGGTTTCGTTAAATGAACTAGAAGAAGCTGCTCTTTTTGGAGTACAAATAAACATAGATAATTTATCATTGTTAGAACAATTTGGAACTCAATACCCAAATAGGCCAATTTGTATAAGAATCAATCCACATATAATGGCAGGAGGAAATGAGAATATATCTGTTGGTCATATTGATTCCAAATTTGGAATATCAATACATCAACTCCCTCATATATTAAGAATAGTTGAAAATACAGGTATTAAAGTAAATGGCCTACATATGCATACTGGAAGTGATATTTTAGATATAGATGTATTTTTACAAGGAGCAGAAATATTATTTAATGTTGCTAAAAATTTTAAGGATTTAGAGTTTCTTGATTTTGGAAGTGGGTTTAAAGTTGCCTATAAAAAAAATGAGGATGAAACTGATATTGATGAGTTAGGAAACAAGTTGTCAAAACGATTTAATGAATTTTGTAGTGAATATGGAAAAGACTTGGCCCTATATATTGAACCAGGTAAATATTTAGTAAGTGAAGCAGGAGATTTTATAACTAAAGTAAACTCAATTAAACAAACAACTTCAACAGTATTTGCGTGTGTAGATAGTGGGTTTAATCATTTTCCAAGACCGATGATGTATAATGCTTATCATGAAATAGATAATTTATCTAATTTGGATGGTAAAAATAGATTTTATACCGTAGTTGGAAATATATGTGAAACAGATACATTTGCAACCAATAGAAAAATTTCAGAGATCTCCGAAGGAGATATTCTATGTTTTAAAAATGCTGGAGCATATTGTTTCTCAATGTCAAGTAATTATAATTCAAGACTTAGACCAGCAGAAATATTATTTAATTCTTCAACTAAAGAACATAAATTAATAAGAAGAGCAGAAAATTTTGAAGATTTAATAAAAACAACAATATGAAAACAGGTTACATTAATCCAATATATAAATTATCATTAAATGACGTAAATACGGCACCCGCAAGGATATCTTATTCTCAATGGGCAATGTATTCGAAATGTCCAAGACAATGGAAACTTTCATACATAGATAAATTATCAGTATTTACTCATAGTGTGGCAACATGTTTTGGTACTGCATTTCATGAAACATTACAAGAATATTTAACGGTAATGTATACAAAATCAGTTAAAGAAGCAAATGATATCAATCTTCGTAAAACACTAACCGAAAATTTAAAACAAGAATACATTAGTGCAGTTAAGGATAAGGGAGGCGAACATTTTTCAAACCCAATTGAATTAACAGAACATTTAGAGGATGGAGTAGCCATATTAGAATGGTTCACCAAAAGACGAGCGCAATATTTTTCTACTAAAGGATATGAACTAGTTGGAATTGAAATTGAATTGTGTATTCAAGCATCTAACAAAAATTCCAATGTCTTTTGGTATGGTTTTATAGATGTTGTAATAAGAGATACAGAATTAAATAAAATAAAGGTAATTGATATTAAAACCAGTCGTATGGGCTGGAACAAATGGCAAAAAACAGATAAACTTAAATTAGCCCAATTGGTAGCATATAAAAAATATTTTTCAGATCAGTTTGGCACACCGATTGATAATGTCGATGTTGAATTTTTTATTGTTAAACGAAAATTGATAGAAGAATCAATGTTTCCACAAAAAAGGATACAAATTGTCAATCCGGCATCTGGATCGGTTACTAGAAAAAAAGTACAAAGAAGTATAGATAAATTTATTGAAGAATGTTTCGATGAAAATGGAAATAAACGATCGGATAGAAATTATCTGGCATTAGCTGGAAAAGGTGCTAAACATTGTAAATGGTGTCCTTTTAAAGAAGATTACGAAAATTGTCCTAAAGAAAATAGGATTCGTGAATAATATTTATTATAATATAAAAAACAAGGAAACCAAATGAATGGATTATTATTAGAAGCATTATACGCAAAATATCACGCAGATAAAACAGATGCTGTATCTAAATTAGAAGTACTTAAATCTTTAGATGTTGACCAAGCAGATAAAATAATTGAACAGTATACGACAGCACAATCAAAGTTAAAATCATTGAATAGTATAATTGCACAGTTAGAAGGAACTAAATTAATAACAGCAAGACAACAACTTAATGATTAATGCGAGTTGCTGTAATCGGAAATAAGGAATGGCAGAACAAACAAAAGGTTCAAGATACATTATTAAATTTAAAACGACAATTTGGTAATGAAGTAATAGTAGTCGGCGCTGGAGGTACAGAAGGAGCAAATTACATGATTCGAAAATTTACTTTGGAATTTGGAATTAAATATGAAGAGTATAATCCTTCATATTCCGGCCGAAATCTTTATTCTGTATTACCACCTTCTTATTATGGAAAAAAATACCATTTTAGTCAATTATTACATAGAATGAGGATATTAGCAGAAAATTGTGAATATATGATTATTTTAAATAATGAAAATAAATTAAATCCACAATTAAAGACTGCATATACTAGGATAACAAAATTAAAAAAACCAGTAGTTATACTTGGTTGATATTTATATAAAAGTTATAATTTGAAAGGATTGTTATATTAATGGAAATACAAAAAGTTAAGAAAAAGAAAATTTTATTATTAGCTGATGATTTTAGGTTACCATCTGGAATTGGAACTATTAGTAAAGAAATTATTTTAAATACTGTTCACGTATATGATTGGGTTCAAATAGGAGCAGCAGTAAAACATCCAGATCAGGGAAAGATGTTTGATGTTTCGCAAGATGTACGAAAGGAAACCGGAGTCCAAGATGCAGATGTAAAAATTATTCCATGTGATGGATATGGAAATAGAAATTTATTATTTGCTCTTATTAATGCAGAAAGACCCGATGCAATATTTCATTTTACAGATCCACGATATTGGGGATGGTTATATCAATTAGAACACGAAATAAAGACTACATTTAATATTCCAATTATTTATTATTCAATATGGGATGATTTACCATATCCAATGTGGAATGCTCCATTTTACGGTAGTTGTGACCTAATAATGGGAATATCGAAACAATCTGATAATATACACAGAGAAGTGTTGGAACAGAACGGATTTGGGGTCTTTGATTATGATGAATTTGAATACGATCCCAGCATAGCAATCGACTGGAATGAAGTAATTACTAGTTATGTTCCGCATGGATTAAATCACAACATATATAAATCACTACCTAAAGATGATAAATTATATCAAAAATTTTATAATGATATAAAAGTTAAAAATGGCCTTGAATTTTTAGTTTTCTGGAATAACCGTAATATCAGAAGAAAGTTACCAGGTGATGTAATATTATCTTTTAAAGAATTTAGAAATAGGTTACCAAAAGATAAACAAGATAAAGTAGGCTTATTAATGCATACACAAATATCAGATAATAATGGAACTGATTTAAGAGCAATTTGGGAGACTATAGCTCCCGAATGTAAAATCATATTTTCAGAAGCTAGGATTAGTTCTTTTGATTTAAATGCAATGTATAATATTTCTGATGTTACTATTAATATTGCATCTAATGAAGGATGGGGATTGAGTAGTACCGAATCATTATTAGCATGTACTCCAATTATTAATAATGTAACAGGCGGATTACAAGATCAATGTAGATTTGAAGATAAAGATGGAAATTGGATTGAATTTGATGGAACATTTTCAACTAATCACAAAGGAAAATTTAAAAAACATGGCATATGGGTAAAGCCAGTATTTCCAAGTAATAGATCATTACAAGGATCGCCCGTTACTCCATATATTTTTGATGATAGGGCGCAATTTGAAGATGTAGCAGATGCAATTTATAAATGGTGGGAAACACCAAAAAATGTTCGAGAAGAGTGTGGTCAAGCTGGAAGGGAATTTTGTTTGTCACATGGATTAACAGCAAAACAAATGGGTGCAAAAATGATTGAAACAATTGATTTCTTATTCACACAACCTAGGCAAAAAAGACCTAGGTATACATTAAATAAAGTAGAACAGAAACAATATAAAGAAATGGGTATAGTATGAGAACATGTATAATTTCTAGTCCAGTAGCTACACAATCAGGATATGGGCATCATGCTCGTGAATTCATTAGCAACATAATTGAACAAAAAGGTTCTGAGTGGGATATTAAATTATTATCAATGCCATGGGGCAATACACCATTTACTTATCCAATATCAATTGATTGGCAAAAAAGATTAATTCCGTTGCCAATACAACAACAACCAGATATTTGGGTTCAAATAACAGTTCCAAATGAATTTCAACCAGTTGGAAAATACAACATTGGAGTTACTGCTGGAACAGAAGGAGATATATGTCCTAAAGAATGGATTGAAAAAATTAATCAAATGCAAATTGTAATAGTTCCATCTAATTTTACTAAGCAAACATTTGTAAATGCTGCTGAAAAACATAAATTAGAAATAACTACTAATATACAAGTAATTTCAGAATATTTTAATGAAGAAGTATATAGTAAATCTAATAATAAAATAAAATTATCAAAATTAAATGAAATATATGAGTCATTTTGTTATTTATCAGTGGGGCATTGGTTACAAGGCCATATGGGCGAAGATAGAAAAAATATTAGTGGAACGATTCATACATTTTTCGAAACATTTAAAAACAAACCCAAGTCACCAGGCTTAATATTAAAAACAGGAGGCGCTACCTACTCAATAACAGATAGGTGGGAAATAGAAAATAAAATTAACCAAATACGAAATTTATTTCCAAAAACAACAAAATTACCAAATGTTTATTTATTACATGGAGATTTAACCGATGATGAAATGAATGCTTTATATAATCATCCAAAGGTAAAGGCAATGATATCATTCACTAAAGGAGAAGGATTCGGCCGACCATTATTAGAATTCTCTACTACAGGAAAACCTATTATAGTACCACATTATTCGGGCCAAGCAGATTTTCTTAAGAAAGAATATATAATAGCATTGGGTGGAGGATTAACACAAATACATCCATCAGCCCGAAATCCATTTTTAATTGAAGAAGCTAAATGGTTTACACCAGATTATGATTTTGCAAAAAAGGCACTAAAAGAAGTATATAAACATTATAATAACTTTTTAGAAAATTCTAGAAATCAAATGAAATTTTCAAATGAAAATTTTTGTAAAACTGCAATTGCAAAAAAATATATAAAATTAATTGAGTTGATAGATAAAGGAATAGAACACATTCCAGTAGCACAACAATTACAATTACCAAAATTACAATTACCAAAATTACAATTACCAAAATTAAATAAAATCGAAAATGGTAAAACAGAATTACCAAAATTAAAGTTACCAAACTTAAAGAAAGTATGAAAATAGGCTATTTTATAACAGCGTGTAATGAATTAGAGGAATTAACAAAATTATTGTTTATGTTAAAAACTAACATATCTCCGGATGATTATGTTGGAATATTGTTAGATGAAAATAACTATACAGATGAGGTAGATGAACTATGTAAAAAGATTTTGTCATCGGATGATAGTTTTAGACTTGCATATGCCCCATTAAATGGAGATTTTGCAACATTTAAAAATGTCGGATATGAATTATTGGATGATTGTGATTGGATTTTTCAAATTGATGCAGACGAATTGCCATCCACAATATTAATGAAAAATTTACGAGAAATAATAACAATGAATCCAGATATTGAGTTAATATATATACCAAGGATAAATACAGTAGAAGGATTAACACAAGAACACGTAAATAAGTGGGGCTGGCAAGTTACTGATCAAGGCTGGGTAAATTGGCCCGATTATCAAGGTAGAATATATAAACGAGATGCTCGAATTAAATGGCAAGGTAAAGTGCATGAACGGATTATTGGTATTACACAGTTATCACAAATACCACCAAATGAAGAATTGGCATTACATCATCCAAAGACAATAGATAGGCAAGAAAAACAAAATAATTTTTATGAAAATATTAGAAATTAATTAAAAATTATATATAATATATTGATAGGAAATAAAATGAAAATAGGTTATATAGGAAAATTTGAAAGAATTTATGACGAAGAGGGTATTGCTCGTTCTTTAGAAAAATTAGGAGTCGAAGTAATTAGATTTGAAGTTTCGGAGTTTAGATTAAATTACTCTGTAGTTTTGGAAAAAATACAGAACTCTAATTTAGATTATTTAATGTCTCCTAAATGGCCTGTTCCTAATTTAAACCAATTATTTTCTTTTTGCAATCAACATAATATAAAAACAATTAGTTATCACCCAGATGGGTTCTACAAT